CTATTACATCAACCGGAGCGACAGCGCCAAGGCCGTGACCATCCAGGCGGCGGTGGCCCAGGCGGTGGCGGATTATCAGACCTGGCAGCGGGCCATTGGACGGGACATAAACCCCTCCAAGCTGGTGGCCATGGTCATGGAGGCCGGGGCCAAGCGGGTGACCGTGACGGCCCCCACATACACCGCCGTGGCGGCCACCAAGGTGTCCGCCCTCCAGGGGGAGGCCACCGTGACCTATGGAGGGCTGGAGGATGATTAAACTTTCCGGGAGCCGCTTTACCGACATCATGCCGGAGAACCTGGCCAGCCAGGCGGAGGTCCAGGCGATTGCCTACGCGGTGGGGCGGCAGGTGGAAAAGCTGTGTGCCTATTCCGATGCCGCCCGGACCTATGCGGCCATTGCCACCATGCCGGAGTGGCTGCTGGATTATATGGCCGTGGAGCTGCGCACCCCGTCCTATGATGAAAATTATTCGATCAAGACCAAGCGGGCGCTGATTGAGGGATCCCTGTTGTTTTACACGCAGATGGGCACCCCGGCGGCGGTCAACCGGATCATTGAAACCATCTTTGAAACTGGGTATATCGAGGAGTGGTACGAGTACGACGGCGATCCGCACCATTTCCGGGCCTATGTGGGGGACGGCGGCGAGGTAGGGCCGGGAGAGCTGGAGGAGTTCCGGCGGGTCCTGGCCTCCGTCAAGCGCCTTTCCTCCTGGCTGGATGATATTATCACCATTTCGCAGATGGATCCGGCGGCCC